CTTACCTTACCCCAGCTATGATACCTTGTCAACGAGTCGAGAACTTTTTCCTCTAGATCTAATCCAAGAATCACAACGACCCCATGTGTTTCTCGATCCTACTACTTCAAGTGGGGGTGAGATGATTTTGCCTATGTTTTGGTATGCAAATTATTTAGATATTCCAACTGAAAGTTGGGGTGAATTAGGTGAAATCACAATTCGTTCAATTAATGATCTTAAACATGCAAACGGTGCACCTGATAGAGCTAGTATTAGTGTTTTTGCTTGGGCTGAGGATGTTTCGTTTAGTGTTCTTACATCACGTGAACCATTAAACACTTTGATACCTCAAATGGGAGAGATCGACGAAGCAAATCGTAATGGCGTGATTTCTAAGCCTGCGAGTGTGATTGCAAAATGTGCTGGATTATTAAAGACGGTCCCCTCAATTGCGCCTTTTGCTTTAGCTACCGAAATGGGGGCATCAGCAGTAGGCAATATTGCTAAGATGTTTGGCTATTCTCGCCCACTTATAACTAGGGCACCCGACCCGTTTGTCCCACGTACTTTTGGACAATTGGCCGTTACAAATGTTCCAGACAATTGTCATAAGTTGACAGTTGACGAAAAGCAAGAGTTGTCCATTGACCCGCGCATAGCAGGATTATCAGGGGGAACCGACCCTCTTAACATTCGTGATATCGCCAGTCGTGAATCTTATCTCACAACCTTCAGTTGGAATATAGGAACAGCACCTGAAACACTTCTTTGGAACTCCCGTATTGATCCCGCCCTTTGGGCAGAAGGTACTGAGACCCCTAAGGCTTTGCATTTGCCTGCTTGTGCTATGGCTTGCTTGCCTTTTGAGTATTGGACAGGGTCCATGAAGTTCCGCTTCCAAATTGTTTGCTCTTCATTCCACAAAGGGAGATTGAAAGTCGTTTATGACCCTGACTTTATTGCAACGAATGAGTACAACACTAACTACTTGCATGTTGTTGATATTGCCGACACTAAGGACTTTACGATTGAAATTGGTAATGGTCAACATTATACGTTGCTTGACCATCATAAACCAGGTCTTCAATCAATAACGACGGCATATGGCACTAATAGATTTACTTCAAAAGGAGCTGGCAACGGCGTTATTGCGTTATATGTTGTCAATGAGTTGACGAC